CAGACTTTCTATCTCAACGCCATACGCTGCATTTTTTGTAACATCCGTCAGCGTCAGCGCATTCAGTCCCAGTGTCAGACTGTCTTTTATAACCTGGAATGCCGGGCCAGCCACTCCATTCAGTTTCGGAGTAACCGTGGCACTGCCGGCGGTGAACACCAGCTCCAGCGTCTGCCAGTCGTTACCGTAATCGCCGAACTCCCCCAGCTTCGTGTTTCCGGCTTTCCTGTGATGCATCAGATTCACTCTGCCGTCAGTGGTCTGAGTGAAGTACGACATCAGGAACGGATTACCGGTACCCGTCATCGCCACACCATCAGGAACGGGAGCATCCGTATACAGATAAATCCCCAGCCCGAACTGATTGTTGGTCAGTGCGCCTGACAGGCGGAACTTACAGGTCAGTCTGCCGCCCTGTGTCAGCAGGGTAATTGTGTCATCCACCGGATGCGTCAGGGACCAGGATTTATTGCTCTGCTTGGCGATCTTAAATACACCATCTGACAACTGAATTCCGCCATCCTTAATGCTCCAGCCCTGCGCAGCAGCCTCTCCGGCTGTCGGCAGCAGGGAGATTGTACGGACGGATGTATCTTCAGACGGCCCTGATGGTGTGTCATCGCCGGGAGAGGGTTTGATCTCCGGGGCTTTACCGCTGATGAAGGCGCTGGTTCGACCAACTGCGTTCAGAATAGCAGTTGCCAGACGATCAGGAATAATGCCCCTGCGCGCCCATGAACTGAAATGTGTCGGACGATTTGACGATACCCAATTACCATTACTACGGGATTGCGCGCCGTAATAACCTGCATCAGCAATATCCGGGTCTTCTGCCGGTAAGTTGGTGGGCGTGTTGTTGCCGTTACCATCAGTCAGGAACGGCACAAAGAAAACGTTGTCGTTCTCCCTGTTTTTATACGCCCCGTAAACGGTGTCGTACTGCGTGCCGTAGGTGTTTTTCCAGTAATACGTCGTGTCACCACAAATCCACGGCACATCTGCAGCACTGCCACCATGGCACTGCGCGTTAAACACAGTGAGGTCAGCACGAAACTGCTTCAGCATGGCTGTAAACAGCGCAGGTTGCTGTGCGTGGGTGGCGGCGCTCATGTCAAACTCTCCCTGCATCCAGCACACCGCCAGCAACACATTTTTCGGGTTCTTCTGTAATGCAGCTTTAGTGCGCGCAATCAGGTCCTGATATAACGGTTTACCCACCCCCCAGCGCGCCGAATCCTGGCTGGCCCCCGCGTCCGCACTGAATGTCCCCTCCGTGCCCTGGGTAAATGCCGAACCACCACGACAGCATGGTACCAGCAGGATCCCCGCGTTATTCGGGATATACGGAAGCAGTTTTTTGGCAATATGTAAGCCCTGGCCGACACAGCCGTACTGCCCTTTGCTCAGGTCTGCCTTCGGATGATTCAGCGTACTCATATCCTGCACATCATGCAGGCAGTGGTCGGCCGGAATAATATCGTTATATCTGCAGGCAGCCCCACCCGGCGTCACTGTACTGCGGCGCGCCAGCTGTTTAATGCGCGGATCCGGAGCATCGTATGAATCCGGCAGCGGAAGCCCTTCACCGTAAGCCATAGCATTGGACTGCCCGGCCAGTACGATGACGTAGTACCAATCCGGCTCAGTTGCACCACTGACCACCACATCACCTTCTGCTGCAATCGCCTGCATCAGGGTATAAGGGGTTATGGCCACCGGACTACCAAACGGCTGCCAGCCCTCTTTCAGTTTGTGTGTCAGCTTTTCCGCAAGGTCTGACGGCGACGCCGCCCTGACAACATCATAATGTTTAATCGACATCGAATTTCTCCCGTGTACAGGAACAGAGTTAAAAAGCCGGAACCGGAATCAAATTACAGGATGGCCATCTGCCAGTGGCTGGTCGTAAAAAAAAGGCCACGCCATGCGCAGCCGGAAATAAAGGGATAACGATGATAGTTTGAGAAAAACAGAAACAACACTTTTGTGGCAAAGCATGGTGCCGGGTGCCTCCCGGTGAATTCAGTATCAGCACCTGAATCCGCGATTATCCCATATACCTGGTTGCTGATCGCCCCTCCGCACAGGGGGATTCACCATGCAGAAGTGTTTTTAATAAACAGCAAATAAAAAAATCAAGCATTATGCAGGCTGTTTCTTTTTATCACCGGCCACAGCAATACCACAATGCCGCAGACCAGCACCCCATCCGCCAGCACCGACATGATTCTGCTGGTGAAATCCACCATCACCACCAGAAACAGCAGGAGTGCAGCCACAGCCAGGCGCAGTTTTACCGTCACAGGTGATTCTCCAGACGAAGACCCAGAACACCGGCAATCTCTTCCAGCACCTTGCGCTCTTCCGGCTCAATTTCGCCGTCTGCCTCCGCAATGGCCACCGCCACATCCAGCACATCTTCCGCTTCACGCGTATCGTGTTTCACATCTTCAATTTCACGCAATGCCGCTCGACGACCAGTTTTAAAGTTCGTATCCAGCTGACCGATAATGGTTGCGCTAATCGCATTAATTTCTGACGTAAACGCGGACAACGCAGGCTGGTTACGCAAGACCTGCTCGATCTTCACTTTCTCTGAAGCCTCACATTCACCATCTGCATAGGCCACCAGATAGGCAGCATTAATAACCGCCTGTGCCAGATCACGTTTCTCAAACTTTTTAATTTCCACTGCCGCTCGGCGGGCTTTTTTACCAAAAATACAAACATCGTGACGTTCCTTTGGGTGGGTGAGCCAACGCCCGGGAGCGATCTGCCCACAGAGAAAGTCACACTGACCACTCCGTAAGCTCACCCCCGAAAGGCTCTGTGGTTGATATGCGCCGGGCGTGGCGCAGATACAAAAAAGGCCCGCCGAAGCGAGCCAAGTAAATAAATATGGCGCGTTGTACTGGATTCGAACCAGTGACCGATTGCTTAGAAGGCAATTGCTCTGTCCGACTGAGCTAACAACGCATGATGCTGATAATGGACCGCCATCGGGGACTTGAACCCCGCACAGCCAGCTTCGAAGGCTGACGCTCTATCCCGATGAGCTAATGGCGGTATGTGATGGTGGCCCTTGCTGGATTTGAACCAGCGACCTGGCGATTATGAGTCGCTCGCTCTCACCACTGAGCTAAAGGGCCGGGCGCAGGATAATAACGGTACGTAACTAATTCTGCAATATCATCCGTTCTGACTGACTACATTCTGAACTTCCCTGACCGTCTGCTCAAAACGCCCGCTCTCCAGCTCAACGCCAATTGCACGACGCCCCAGCGCCATTGCTGCTTTGACGCTACGGACATAAAAAAGCCAGCCACTGGGGGAGGCTGGCAAACTCGTAGAGCAAAATGCTGTTACGCAAACTTCGTTACAGGGTTATCCTGCAATACTTAAAATATACAATATTTAGAAAACTAATAGTGCTATATGCGATTTTTAAGATTTTGTTATTAATTACGGTCGCACCTTCCTTTCTGTGTACTTTCCGTATAGCTCACAGGATTCGGGGTACAAAAAAACCCGCGCATCGGCGGGTTCGACTGCGTGGCAATGTAACCACTCTTATCATGATATGCAGATTTTTACGATCGTAAACTATTTTTTCGCTGATAAAATACAGAGGTTCTCCCTCCCGGCAATTCACGCTCAACATACCGATCCATCTCAAGCCTCACTCCCAGCATCATCAGCATGCCTTCAACAATCCCCTCCGCTTTGTGAAGGCGTTTACCTATACAGGTGTCAGAGCACCCATGTTTCCGTGCCAACGCCATGAACGTCTCCCCCAACACGTAATAATCAACCAGCAAGTCATGCAGATCGCGATTGTTCCGGTAAAGGCGGGCTATGCACCCGCATATCACCATCGCATCATCGTCACAGCACTGTGGACGTGATTTTACTTTTTCGGGGATCAGTCCCTTAAATCCGGCGGCAATGGACGACCAGGTCACATCTTCATGATTATTAGCCGCCCACGCCCCCCAACGCTCAAGAACCATCTGAATATCACGCATCAACTTACTCCACAAAAATCAGACCAAAACGCCAATTACAAGCAAAAATCAACAAAACAGTATTAGTTGATTGTTATCTCTGACTTCATACTCCTGCTCCTGTCAGGGTTTTGGCGTAACTCTTCAGTATTCGGTAATCGGTCAAAACAGAACCGGGGAAACGATATAAGCGCAGGCGCACCCAGCGGCGGCGAAGACGTTCTGCCATATAAGACTCAAACATCATTCATCTCCCAGTTCAGTGATGGTCAGTTCCAGCCTCCCACCTTTGGTAACAGGCATCTTCACAACGCGGTAATCAACGACCTGAGCATCATCCAGCCAGAAACCTGCTTTAGTGAGTGCGTCAAAAGCGGCTTTTTGCAGATTATCCAGGTCACGGCGACGGCGATCCGGCATGTGGCACTCAATGCGGATTTTCACAGGCATAGCCAGACCGATATCCAGCATTGAGCCTTTAATGATTCGGGCGACGTTATCGCGGTATGCCTGCCCTTCTGCGCTGATGTGCGTGCGCCCTCGATTATGGCGGTAGTAGCGGTTATTGCTCGGCGGCCAGGGTAGTGTGATGTGGTAAGTATTCACGCCTTAATTACCCCCTCTTTCAGCCAGATAACCTGCGTTCTCGCCATACCTTCCAGCGCGCATTCTTTTGCATATCCAGCGTCAACAAAATGCGTGCGACGGTCGATTTCGTCGTGGCAGGCAGAACATGCAATGGTGGCAATCAGGTCTGGCGGTTTCGTACCGGTGCCGCACAATCCAGTCAGCCGGATATGTGCCAGTACAGACGTTTCAGGGTTGCCATTACATACGCCAGAGATTCTTACCTGGCATTCCCGACCACGCGCTTCTTTTCTCAAATCAGCCATGACTCCTCCTTGCTGCCAGTCGCAACCATTTTTTATCAACCAAGCTGGCGGTATATCCGAGCAGTGTTGGTATTTCGGATGGCTTCAGCTCAGGTTTACGCTTACGACGATTTGGTACTCTGTAGATGTGTCCGTTCATGACACGAATAAGCGGTGTAGCCATTACGCCTCCTGCTTGTCGCGCAGCAGCTGAAACTCGCAGCTCTGTGGAATAGTCAGGTGGCAACCAATATTCATCGCCCAGGCGTCAACCTTACACAGGAAGACATACATCTCTCCGGTATCAAGATCGGAGGTATGGCGTAACGACTGGATAGTGGTGATATCACCGGTTACGACATCAACCAGGTCTTTGGTTTCATAACCGAGATATGTGTGTTTGAGAGCATCTTTTACCCAAGCTGGAGTAGCGAACGTTTTACCCTTGCTGATGAGGTATTCACTGATTTCGCTGTACCACATGTGGCTGAGTGCATTCTGGGAAAGACTGCGTCTCTCGCGCCACGGTTTAAGCACCATGCGAAAGCATTTGCCGTCCTCCAGATAAGGCTGGATCTGCCGACCGATAGCGGTGAAGTTACCGCGATGCAATTTGATACCATCTTGTGGGAGGTTCACGCTTCACCTCCGCAGAGATCAAACGCTGGATGCAAAATATCGCAGGTGCATTTCTGCATCTGTGAATGGAGAAGAGAGGTTGGATTGTATGTGCGCATAAACGTCCCCGTTTAGCGCAGAAGTCACCGGAGTTGTTCAGGCTCCGATGACATGATTATGGCGGGTTGATTATGGAAAATCAATCAAGCTATGTTTCATCGGCGAGGTCATCATCTGTGACAATCATGAGGTTAAAGAATGAAATAATGTTTAACCACTGCGAGTAAATATCGCTCGTCATGCTGGTTAGCTCCTCTCCGTGAAAGAAGGCATCAGGCCCAACCTCATAGTTGAGCTCTTCAAAAAGCTCCATGTTTAATTGGCTAATAAAGAATTGCTTCAGACCTTTCATTGCATCCTGATTGTTGGTATCTGAGTAATTTATTATGCTCCCCATTGCCATGTTCAAACATCGAACAATATTGGCTGCGTCATGAAAGCTCCAGTCAGCCCCTTTCTTTCCTTTTGAGTATGAATTCGCTCTCTCAGCGCAAGCTTTTAATGTCTCGTACAAATACTGCTTTCCTTGCAACTGCAAAGCTTTTTCGGATGTGGCCCTGCTAGCTTCTGAGGATCGCCATGCTAAATAAGTTGCTACCGCAGATGCGATAGCTGCAATCGCAGAAACTGCATCTATACCGTTATCCCAACCAGACATAAAAACCCTCTCGATTATTTGAGGGGATTATACCTTCAAAGTTTCCGCGCTACCCATTCATAACTAAAGCTTTTGCTTTCCAATGAGAAAGCGCGCTATGTTCGCTAGAACCTGTTTCGACTATATGGCGCCCCCAGGAATCTCCCCATGCCCTCCACGTTGACTTGCCGGTTTGGACTACTGTGACAACATACTCTTTGCCGTCGATGTTAACTTCATGCTGCACTGGTGATTGTGATTTCATTTTCAAACCTCTGCTTATCGTTGACATCGCAATTATGCTGTCACGACATAATCACTTCGCCTCCTGCTGCGGTGCTGCTGCGATCATGGCCTTCCATTGGTGGTCTGGGCTCCATAATCTACCGCCATCTTCACACTCTTCCTGCGCCTGATGGTACGCCTCACGCATTTCTGGAGTTGGCTCCTTAGGAACCAGCACCCAACCATCCGGAATCACCGGAGAGTTGCTGACGGGCGACTCGGAAATTTTTGGCGAAGAATCTAGGGCTGGCGCGGTCTGCATGGTGGTGGGCGACTCGGCTTTTTCGGCCCCCTGAAGCATGGCGTCGCGGCATCCGTCATACGCTTCTTTCATAGCATCACGCACCCATCCGACAGGTTTCTGCTCAGTCAACTCACACCATTTCTCGAATGTGGGCACAGATACCGGAACTGGCGGTGCTGCATAAAGCGCCTGACAACTCCAGCCAGACCAGTGAGCACCCTCCGCTCTCTCATCATCTTCAGGGCGAACAAGCGTGACTTCGCTCGGGTGTTTCCTGTGTGACCACATCCAGGCTACGGTTTCGGCATTGGCTGGCTCTGGCGGGGCGGAGTAAAAATACTCATCCTCAATCCCATCAACGGGCTTTGAGAAGCCGATAAAATCACCATAATGCCAAGGATAGGGGCCGTATGGCTCAGAGGTCACACGACGCCACCGGTGAATGGCAGGCTCCGCTTCGAGCGATGCCAGCGCGATACGCAGTGCCGCCAGCGTGTTGCTGTCGCCTTCGTCCAGACCGAACGGGATTTCATCTCTGGCTGCTTCCATGTCGGCAATTTTCTGCTGCAGCCATTGTTTGGTAATAGTGCTCATGATGCCTCTCCTTTACCGGATGCGGCGGCGATCAGCTTCTGCGCCTGCTGAATGTCAGGATTGCCTGCAATCATCACTTCTGGCGCGTCACAGTCACCGCCAAGGTCAAGAATGCGCTCATGTCCGGTACGCAGGCAGGATTTGTATCCTGAAACCGTCTGCTTGAGCGATTCGGTCAGCACAGCAATCCTCTGGTCTTTGGCTTCCAGCTCATCCAGCAGCGCCAGCACTGTGGCTGGGTTGGCTACGGAGTTCAGCGCGTTCAAGGCAGTGATATCTGCATCAAGCTGAGTTCCTTCTGCCAGTGAGATATCGAAAATGTCATCAGGCGGCATAACACTAAGGCGCTCATGTGCACCAACTGCTGCCTCAGCGATTTCACGTAATGCGCGTTTGTCGATGTTGCTCATTCTTCATCCTCCAACTCAGATACGGCGTCCATTACATCTGAGCCGCGAATGGTTTCGAATGCCACACAAGACCATTTCAAAGCACAGGCGCTCATGCGGGTGCGGAGATTGCCAATACTTGAAGCCAGGACGATGCGAATAGCCCTGCATCGCATAAAACTCTCCGGCCAATTCAATGGCGGCATCCACCAGTTCACGGTTTGTCATTGGTTTGTCGATGTTGCTCATTGGGCGGCCTCCTGGATTAACTTTTCGAGAATGGCATCAAGGGCTTTCCGTTTTCCGATATACCCGCCACCAACCCACTCTCCACGAAGCAAGGCGTAATATTTCCCGTCGTCTTCGTGATACGGTCCTCGGATAGACCAGTCGGTTGTGATGGCGTCGATAGCCTTTTTAGTTTCTGCGAAATCCATCATGCTCATACCCCTACCCTCCCCCAAACCATCAACACCCGCTTCATCGCGGCACTCTGGCGACACTCCTTAAAAATCAGGTTAGTGCTCACCTTTCCTTCCCGTTCTTCCCTGGTAGCGAATCTGTAATACACCGTTCGCCAGACCTTACCATCAATGACCAAGATTCCTGCCCGCGCCATTTTAGCCGCAGCCTGATTTATGCTGGTTACTGTTGCGCCTGTTACCGCGGCAACGTCCTGCGCACAGAAGCTCTTATGCGTCCCCAGGTAATAAATAATTGCCTCTTTGCCCGTCATACACTTGCTCCTTTCAGCCCAAACTTAGCTTTGATTTCTGCGATCTTCGCCAGAGCCTGTGCACGATTTAGAGGTCTACCGCCCATGACAGGAAGTTGTTTTACTGGTTCAGGTATCGCCTCACCACGGTTAATTCGCGCTGTCATACAGGCCAGTTCATCGGCAGCCTTGCGCCGTAATTCCGCATCAGTCAGCGCATTGGCCCGCATGTTCTGATACAGGTTGGTAACCAGCCAGTAGTGCGCGTTTGATTTCCACGGATAAGACTCTGCATCCGGATACAGGCCACGTTTCCGGCAATACTCGTAAACCATATCAACCAGCTCGCTGGCGTTTGGCAGCCCGGCGGTAACGGATGCTTCTTCCCGGCACCAGGCAACAAACTGCCCGGGTGATGGCAGGAATGGTCGATTCTGCCGACGGGCTACGCGCATTCCTGCGTTAACCTGTTCCATTGTGGTGATCCCGTTTTCCCGGAAAGCCAGAACCCACTGGCGGCGGATTTCGTTCAGTTCGTTCTGGTCCCGGTTAGCCAGGCTCGCCGGGAAAGTTGCCAGTAACTGGCTGAACACACCATTGATGATCTGCGCTACCTGCTGTACCTGCGGCTTTTCGTCATACTGTTCCGGCATGTTGTTGGCGATCCGACGCATCTGCTCACGGTCAAAGTTAATCATCTGTGCGGCGATGTTTTTCATAGATCCACCCCGTAAATCCAGTCTGTGTTTGTCAGGTCGAGTTTTGGTTTGCTAGCTGTCACGCCTGCCTGTTGCTTGTTACGGTTGATTTCGAGTTGGGTCCACTTGTCGCGGAGTTTGGCCGGACTTAGCACGTTACCGGACCAGAAGTTGTCCTGGCATGCCCAGCGGAACAGCACGCACATGTCGCGGTGGTTACGTCCGTCACGTTCACGCATCAGGCGGATATCGTTAGCCCACCCTGCAAAATTCGGTTTTCTGGCTGATGGCGCGATGGTCTTCACCATGTCAAACATCCACTCTGCGGCGGTCAGGTCTTCTGCTGTCCCCCACCTGCTGCCGCTCTGAATTGCAGCATCTGGTTTCTCCACAGGAAGGTCGTTTTCTGGCTGGTCAGAGGATTCGCCAGAATTCTCGGACGAAAAAGGTTTTATATTGTCTTTTGTTAGTTTGTCTTTTGTGTTTACCTGATTCGGGTAAACGTCTTTACCTGATTTGGGTAAACTTTTTTTACCTGATTCAGGTAAATTTACCTCTTTCAGGTAAACTTTATTTTTCTTACCTGATTCGGGTAATGTTGACCATTCACTGACCACATTATTAATGCCGGTATTCCGCCCGCTCTGAATAAGAATCCCACGCTTTACCAGAACACTTTTTGCAGCAGAACACTTGTGCGGCAATATCCCGGTCAATTCGGACAGTTGCTCGTTGCTCACCCAATCCAGTTTTTTATTAAAGCCATATGTTTTGCGCATGACAGCTAGGAAGACCAGAAGCTGGTGCTGTGTTAATCCGGCCAGCATCACAGCTTCCAGCAACTCATTTGCAATGCGCGTATAACCATCATCGAGATCTGCCACGCGCGGCTCCTTTTGTGCCGCATCCGGCACTGGAAAATTGAATATCTCAGCAGTGTTTGCCATAATTCCTCCCGCAATGAGTGTGTTACGATTTGCACCTGAAAGTCGGTTCTGTTCCAGCAGACCGGCTTTCGCCATTTCTGAACCTGTCATATCGCCCCCAGCATGGTAGTAACCATCGCCATCAATGGACCAGCCAGATCTGGGTCCACACGAAACATCGACACAATACCTTCACTAATTTCCTTCAGTTTCTGGTGGCGTGGTGCGTTGAGAATGACAGCCTGTTTTGCCTCACTGAGTTCCTTTTCCATTTCAGCCAACCTAGCCATGAAGCTATCCTGCTCAACCAGGTAACCGCGATATTCCAGCGGTAGTACCGCCAGAATTGCCGGGGTCAGTTCACGCACGTTATTTCGGTATTTTTCAGAATCGAATTTGTTATCGAGGAAGCGGAACAGCTTCTGGCGTGCACGGCTGACATCATCAGGGAAATCGATGGTGCCGCCGCCCTGCTCCCGATACTCATTCACAATGAGTGTGGCAACGACATCCTGATTATCTACAGCCGACCAGGCGCGGACGGCATCACGGATTTTTTCGTGGCCTGGCACCTGTTTTGTTTGAGAACGATTTATCACCGCAGTCGGGCTAAATCCGCTAGTCTGTTGGTATGTAAGTGGTTGCATAATTGACTCCTTTAGTTTGAATTGACTGTTAAGTTGATTGCTTATTGTTAAAGAGCGTGAAATGGAAATTTAAGCTGCGTTCTTTTCGGTGTGTGGAAACAACTTCGGAAGATCCGGGCGAATCTGGTATGCCTTCACTACTCCACCAGTAGCCGTAACAATGCTGCCGACATGTTCAGGGGATACCTTTGCTTTGTTGTGAAGCCACTTATAGACGGCCTGCTGTGAAACTTCGCAAGCAGCGCCCAGTTTCTTTTGTGAACCAACGATATTGATCGCTGTTTTGATAGCTGGGTTCATAACAACCTCCGTGGTTAATTTGAATCAAGATTAAAACTATGGTTGTTTTTAGTCAACAACCATTTTCGTTTGATGGAATAAAACCTTGGTTGTACATTTGGACTATGAAAACAACACTCTCAGAAAGACTTAAAGAAGCCAGATTAGCGCGAGGCCTTACACAAAAGGCGCTTGGGGATTTGGTCGGGGTTAGCCAGGCTGCTATTCAGAAAATCGAAACAGGGAAAGCTAATCAAACAACTAAAATCGTGGAGATCGCGAACGCTTTGGGTGTGCGCGCAGAATGGTTATCTTCTGGCGTTGGAAATATGTCAGACAGTACAGTGCAACCAATACAATCAACTGTCAGCCATTCCAAATACTTCAAGATTGACGTTCTTGATATAGAAGTCAGTGCTGGGCCGGGAGTCATCAACCGTGAGTTTGTAGAAGTTCTACGCTCGGTTGAGTACTCGTTTGACGATGCTCGTCACATGTTCGATGGTAGGAAGGCGGAAAATATCCGCATCATTAACGTGCGTGGTGACAGCATGTCAGGAACGATCGAACCAGGTGATCTGCTGTTCGTTGATATCACGGTTAAATCTTTCGACGGTGATGGTATCTATGCGTTTCTGTACGACGACACAGCCCATGTAAAGCGCCTGCAAATGATGAAGGATAAGCTGCTGGTTATCTCTGATAACAAGAGCTACTCACCGTGGGACCCGATCGAGAAAGACGAGATGAACCGGGTGTTCATCTTCGGTAAGGTTATTGGGAGCATGCCCCAGACGTACAGGAAACATGGATAATCAGTACTGTGCTGATGAGTCGTTTAGGGGATAGTAAATTTAATTAGAATTAGACGAGAGCGATTTATGGATTGTGACGCTTTACAGGATATAAAAATCTCTCTTAGGTATGACGGAAAAGATGCTTTAAATCATGAAATAGATTTGAACTGCCTAGGAGAATCCCTAAAGGGTTTTTCTAAAGTTCTCTCAACAGCAGCTTCTTTCTCTGTTACACAAAAATATAGTAAATACATTAATTATCAGGAAGTTAAGGTTTACGCACGCGAAGCAAAAGCTAACTGCTTTACTCTTGAAGCAGTTCTTAACTTCGCCACTCAGAACCAGTTGTTCTCGGGGATCGCCGCAACTATACTTGGCGCAATACTACAATATATTTTTGCGAGAAATTCTAACAAGAAAGATGAAATGAAAGCTTTGCAGCAGTCACTTGAAAAGGCCATAGAGGCACTAGGAAACAAGGATGCTGGAACCATTGATAAGTTGATCTCTTTGATTGACCGAATGGCTGTAGAGCTTCGCCCCTCTGTAAGGCAGGCAGTATCACCTATTGGTAATACTTGCGATCAGATAAGTGTTGCAACAAATGTTGACGGCTGCCTTCTAAAAGTTAACGAGAGAGATAAAGCTGAAATTGATAGGCTTGATGATGATGAAGTTCTCGGTCTTCGTGAGTATCGTGCTTTTCTTACAGAATTTGATGCACAAAATATGACAGCTAAAATAATTTTAGATGGTGATGACTCAAAAAAGAGAATCACTGCTGAAATTAGCGATCCAGCTGCAGGAAAGAAGAATAACCCGTATATTAGAGCTCTTAGTGCATATATATCAACCAAAGGTGATCCATCTGCAGTATTCACTATAACCGCAAAGGCTACTGTTAAAAAAGGCCAGATAAACAGGTTATTTATTGTAGATGCGAAATGATTTCCCCGGCCGTCGTGCCGGGTTTTCTTTTGCCTCCCCTCATCACACAAACCGTTCAAAAAACCACCACGACCTCGCTTCAGTTATCGCTGTGCGATGCAAGTCACAAAATAAATCCATCCTAAATACAACCAGTTATATCTAAAACAACCAATAAAACAACTTTTGTTGTTGACGATAAAACAACTATAGTTTTAAATAAGTTCATCGCAACAACACAACGATACGGCAACTACCTGATTCACCGTTGCGATGACCGCTTAGATCCGCAGTTTGAATTTCAGCAGGCTTCGGGGAGTGCGAGGGGTGAAACGGACGCGTGAACGTCGGTGTGACCAGCTGAAATTAACTCAACATTTCATACCTTAGTCGCTTCAACGAGGCGGCTTAGTTATGACAACCGGCGGCCATCCACCGCCTGAATACGCGCAGAAGTCTCTATATGTTCAGCAGCCCAGCTTACGGGCAGGAGTTTTTATGGTTCATCAACATTATGGAACGCAGACCGTTAATCGAGGTGCGGTCATGCCAGGAATGCTGGTCAAACACAAAGATGGTACCTGGACTGCATCAGCTAATTTACGCGGACGGCTTTATCTGCATCGCGGCATCGAGCGCACTTATACCCGTGATTTGCTCGTGGAAGTTTTTCTCGACGGACGCGGTAACGGCCTGAATCACTAATCCCCTTTCCTGTTTTCCTAATCAGCCTGGCATTTCGCGGGCGATATTTTCACAGCCATTTTCAGGAGTTCAGCCATGAACGCTTATTACATTCAGGATCGTCTTGAGGCTCAGAGCTGGGCGCGTCACTACCAGCAGATCGCCCGTGAAGAGAAAGAGGCAGAACTGGCAGACGA